GCTCCAGTGCAATACGCATTCGGCAAGGAGACCGTGATTCGGTTCGGCACCGGGGAGTCGATCCCCGGGTACTGGGCCGTCGTCGAGGCTCCGGACCTGAACCCGTCGAACAACGTCTACGGCGGCAGGACGGCCGAGGGCGGCTTCCCTCGAGATCCGGTCTACGGAGCCTTCAACGAGCGAGCAGGCGACTACGCCGATCCCACGGGCGGCTCAAACAGCATGGAAGTCAACCAGGCCATGGTCCGCAATCCTGACCACGGCCGATTCACTGCCCTGGACACCAGCACCGAGTACGGCACCCCGATCGTCACGCTCGACGGATACCCAGACTCCGGTGCGAACCGCACCATGGCGATGCAGCAGATCCATGACGGACTCAACGGTGCCAAGCCCGAGGACGCGGTCAAGCTCAAGCAGGCCGTCCGAGACGCCGCGTCTGAAGCTGGCATCGACCCCAAGGTCGTCGATGGATTCGAGAAGCCGGTCCTGGTCCGGGTCATGAAGGACCCAGGCGATCCGGGCTCGATGTCCACCGCAGCGAACCGCAGAGCTGCTGCAACCCAGTCGAAGGCGACCGAAGCTGCCGCCAGGTCCCAGAAGATTTCCGACGGCACGTTCGCGTTCCTCAACCGCCACCTGGACGAATCCGGAGACGACCTGACGTTCCGGGCTGCCCTGGACCAGGGCGACTTCGGCCTGGACCTGATGATTCGGTTGCAGAAGGACGGCGTGATCGACAGCAACGACTTCGCCCGCATGTGGAACACGAAGGCGAACAAGTTCACGCCCGAGGGCAAGGACTACGTCCAGTCCCTGATGGCCGCTCGAGTCATTCAGGACTTCGAGACGCCGAGCTACCTCGTTGCCGGCAAGAAGAAGGGGGATCCCCCCACGCCACGGTTCGGGCAGCGGGTCAGCCGAGACGAGGTCCTGTCCAGGGCCAAGCCCCAGGCTCGAGAGCGATGGGAGACCGCTTCGCCGCTCGTGATGACACTGGGGCAGATGGGGTTCGGCAGGAACGCCCACCCGCGATTCAACGGCGGCCTCGCATACATCGACGATGCCTGGTCGAAGGCCCTCCTGGCTCACGGCGAATGGAAGGACAGCGGCCTGACGTTCGACGACTACTTCTTCAACCAGATCCCCCAGGTGCCTCACGTTGGATTCGACACGCCCATGGTGGCCGCGTTCGTCCACGCCCTCGACACGATGGGTCCCAGGAAGCTGCGGGCGGCCCTCAAGGAAGCCAACAGCAAGATCCGCGTGGAAGACGCGGACGGTCCGACGATGTTCACCGGCGACCCGCTCAACCCGTACGAGGTTCTGCATGACGTCCTGGTCGGCGCTGACGGCCCCGCGAGCCTGGCTTCGCTGCGAAACATCCAGGAGCCGATGACCACGAACCGCACCATGCGAGTCGAGGCCGAGACCCTCCGCAAGTTCGAGACGCAAGGCTCCACCGTCCGACAGCACACGGACGAAAATGGGGTATTCACTCCCGAAAGGCAGGAGCTACACAACCAGATCGTCGAAGACATGATGGGGCTTCGAGTCGAATCTGACGAGAACGCCATCAAGCCCGGAGTGGGCGGAGGCCGTGCCGAAACGCCTCGAGCTGAGCGGCAGGTGGTCTTCCTGACGGGGCCAGCTGCGGCCGGCAAGAGCACCATGGCCGAGTCGATCCAGTCGTCCCAGGGTGCCTACATCGTGGACAGCGACTTCATCAAGCGGAAGCTGCCCGAGTTCGAGGACCAAGGCGCGTTCGGGACGCACGACGAATCCAAGCTGATCCTGAACCGCATGATTGACCAGGTCATCGAAGGCGGGTCTAACGCCATCATCCCGAAGGTCGGCACCGACCAGGGGACGCTCTCGAAGATGATCTCGAGGTTCGCAGATGCTGGCTACGACGTCCATGTCGTCACGGTGGACATGCCGCCCAGGAAGGTCATGGAACGCCTCAGTGCTCGCTCGATCCACACTGGCCGGCACATTCCGCATGGCATGGTCGCCAACGATTACGCAGACAACCCGACTCGAACCTGGCGGGAAGTCAACAAGAACGGCGGATATTGGGAACTCGGCGAAGGCCGGCGAGTCAAGCTCAAGAGCATGGGGCTCTACACTGCTGACGTACCCAGGACCAACAAGGCCAAGTTCGACGTCGTCGATCCGGATTCCTGGCTCGATGATGACGCCCTTGACATGGTATTCAAAGGCGGCTTGACAACCCGTGACATGGCTGCTAAAGTAACACCGAAGGGATCACCCGATGTCACCACTCCCGATCTACCAGTTGCCCCTCGACGAGGTGCAGAAGCTCCAGCCCCTGGCCCGCAGCGAGTTCGAGACGGAGACGTTCCGCCTGCTGATCGAGCTGATGGAGCGGGGCGTCCCCCTCGACAACGCGGCGACGATGCACGCCCTCCGCGACCCGAACGAGATGCTGACGGAGCTCCTCGAGCTCAGCGGAAGATCCTTGTCGGAAGCCTTGACGAGCGACTCCGAGCCCAATACCTCGACCGACTGAGGCAGCGGTACCGCGAGCAAGCGACCAACATCCGAGATGCAATCACCGACCCCGTGCGAGGACACGGGGTTGCTGCTCACATGCAGGCGGTGCCCCGCCCGCTGCGAGAGCGATCGCTTGGCATCAACTACGCGACCGTCCAGGACTTCCTGGATGACGGGCTCCAGAACCAGGTCATGCGCTACGACTACAACGTGGCCGGCCACATCGGAGTCCGGCGGGCGATCCAGCAGAACAGCGAGACCTGGGACAACTACCGCACCAGTGACGGTCGCAAGGTTGAAACCGCCGACGACCTTGCCGATGTCCTGGACACGCAGTTCAATCGAATGCGTGCCCTGGCCGAACGGGCCGGCGACCTCGAGCTCGCCAACAAGATCGCCTCAGCTCACGCCAAGGCCCGCCGCGACCTGGTCACGCCGATGCAGGCGATGACTGGGCAGATGCCGAACCGTGGCCTGAGCGACCCGGACAGCTTCCTGAGCTTCTTCGGCCGAACGGTGCAGCGGTACAACTTCATGAACAAGCTGGGGTCGGTGGGCTGGGCTCAGCTCAACGACCTGGCACCGATCACGCTCTACCTGCTCCAGAACCCCCGATCCCTGGCCCAGTTCCCCAGGCTGATCGGGTTGATGAAGAACTTCTCCAGGAAGGACCTCGAGCTGTTCCAGCTCTGGACCGACCACATGACTCGCACGCGGGCGATCACCGACCAGGACTTCGACGTCCGCGACCTTGGATACGGTGCAGGCAAGGCTCGAGTCGTGAGCGCGATGATTGAGCATGGCTCGACCAGGCTGTCAGAAGTGTCCAGCCACCTGAGCGGGATGAACTGGATCACGAACACCAACAAGCGGCTCGCCGGCATGTTGACGTTCGAGCGGATGACCACGCTCAGCAAGAAGATGATCCGGGCGAAGAAGCTGATGGACGACGGAATGAGCGAGGCTGACGCGCTCAAGAAGGTCCGCATGAGCAAGTACCAGCTGGCCAAGGTCAACCAGCTCGGCCTCAACGTCGAGCGAGCTGAGCTGTTCCACGCCCAGACCTACGCCAAGGGCACGCTGTCCGACGGCCGGGCGATCCGCGAGGTGATGAGCTTCGACGACTACATGCGGAACGAGAAGAAGCTGTTCGTCAACGGATTCGCTGAGTGGGACATGAACGACGTCTCGATTCGTGACCTGCTGGAGACGATCCAGGCCCGTGTCGATGACGAGGTCAACCGCCACCTGGTCGTGACCCCTGGGGTCTTCGACCGCCCCCTGGTCAACTTCAACACCTGGGGCAAGCTGCTGAACCAGTTCCAGACGTTCATGATGGCGTTCCAGCACCAGCGAATGCTGCCCATGAGCCAGATGCCGGCGAAGTACCAGCTCTGGTACCTGACCACCTACATGGCCCTGGGTGCGACGACTGACGCAATCACCAACCACTTGTCTGGCCGGCGAAAGCTGAGCGAGTCTGCCGAGGAATGGAAGAGCAACCCCGCCGGCATGGCCTACAAGGCATTCGTCTACTCCGGCCTCAGCGGGCCGATCTCGCGGGCCTGGGGCCTGACGGACGCCCTGGGCGTTCCAGTGAGCCCTGGCGTGCTGTTCGACAACCGGGTCGGTGGCGGAGCCAGCCAGGGGTTCTACAGCGGAGACGCCGGAGCTCGAGCTGTCATTCAGGGCCTGGGGCCGACCGCAAGCACGGCTGACCGGATGGGCGACATTCTGTACGACGTCGCCGGCCCCGGCGAAGTCGATGACCAGACGTACTACAAGGCGGCGACCATGCTGCCATTCCAGAACCAGGCGATCCTGCGAATGCTGTATCGCGCAACGGACCTCCCCGTGGTCCCGGAGGCATTCAAGCGATGAAGTCACCATCCCCCATCGAGAAGCTCAGCGACGAGCTCGACAAGGCCCTCCTGGACGTCCTGGTCAACGGTCGAGAGATAATGACCCAAGACGGTCCGGTCCGGATGCAGGCTTCGGCGGCCGACTTGAACGTGGTCCGGCAACGGTTGAAGGACGCCGGCGTCTCCGCCGTCGCCACCGATGAGAACCCGATCGGATCCCTGATCCGCGAGATGCAGTCCAGAGGGGTGAACATCCAGCCGCAGCTGCCACCCATGGATGACATTTCGGAGGGATCGCATGAAGGTAGTCCTGGTCGAGTGGCTGGATAGCGCCGAGCCGGCGGACAACGCTGACCTCGAGCTGCACGAGATCCCTGATCCGCAACGGCTCCAGAACGTGGGCTGGCTGCTCAAGGACGAGGAGTCGTACGTCAGCCTGGTGTCTGGCCTCAAGCCCGAGCTCGAGACGTTCGACTACGCGATCAGCATCCCGAAGTGCTCGATCATTCAGATGAGAGAGCTGAAGTGACGAAGGTGCTGGTGATCGGCGACCTCCACTGCCCGGCCGACCTCACCCGGTACCGATCCCACGTCGTCCGAATCCAACGAAAGCACAAGACGACCAAGACCGTATTCATCGGAGACATCGTCGATGCCCACCGATGGGGACGCTGGGACCCCGATCACGAAGCCCCTGACTCGCAGACCGAGTACCGGCGGACCCTCAAACGGATCGCCTGGTGGCATGATTCGTTCCCAAATGCAGACGTCACCGTGGGCAACCACGACGAAAGATCCGTTCGCCAGGCTCGATCAGTAGGGATCCCAGACTCGCTCATCAAAGGGTACGCCGACGCATGGAACACGCCGACCTGGAACTGGGTCCCGTCAGTCACGATCGACGGAGTCCGGTACTTCCACGGCGAAGGGTTCGGCGGCAAGTACCCGCACATGAACGCGGCCCTGGCAGCAGGCCAGAGCACCGTCATGGGCCACGTCCACGCCGTTGCTGGGATCCAGCACCTGGCCAGGGAGAGCGGGTCCTACTTCGGAATGGCCGTCGGCTGCGGAGTGGATGTCCGCCACCCCGCCATGCGGTACGCGGCAAAGTACCCCAGCAAGCCCGTGATATCATGCGCGGTGGTGATCGACGGAATCCCCTATCTCGAACCAATGAGGTGACACATGGCCAAGCGAGGTCTGTACGCAAACATCAACGCAAAGAAGAAGGCCGGCAAGAAGATGCGGAAGAAGGGCGACAAGGGCGCTCCGACCGACGCTGCATTCAAGGCCGCAGCCAAGACTGCGAAGAAGAAGCGACGTGGCTAAGCCTGCGAAGGGAAAGGCCAAGGTCAAGGTGGTCAAGAACCCGAAGACCGGGCGGACCAGGAAGGTCAGCTATGGCCAGGCCGGCAAGGCGAAGGGCGGAGGCTCGAGGGTCAAGCCTGGAACGTCGAAGGGCGATGCCTACTGCGCTCGTTCGGCTGGCCAGATGAAGTCCAGCCCCAAGGCTGCGAAGGACCCGAACAGCCCGCTCCGGCTGTCCAGAGAACGATGGAAGTGCAGCGGCACGAAGTCCCGGAGGGGCTGATGAGCGACCAGGTTCAGCTCGAAGAGTATCTCGAGCGACTCACCACCGACTTCGACTACTTCCTCGAGCAGCTCTGGCTGGCGGTGAACCTCCCCACGCCGGCCCCGCACCAGCGGCAGATCGCCCAGTGGCTTCAGCACGGCCCGAAGCGTCGAGGAGTGCGGGCGTTCCGTGGTGCCGCGAAGACCTGGGTGACGCTCGCGTACTGCCTCTGGCGGCTGTTCCGCGACCCCAACCAGCGGATCCTCCTGGTCTCCAAGTCGGAGAAGCACTCGAAGGACTCGCTCTACATGGCGAGGAAATGGATCGGCCAGGTGCCATTCCTCCAGCACATGGTGCCCGATCGGATCGCAGGGCAACGGGATTCCGCCCTCAACTTCGACATCCGTCAGGCCCCGTCCGATCGGACCCCCTCATTCACGGCGGCGTCGATCACCGGGCAGATCACTGGGTCTCGAGCTACGCTTATCATATCCGATGACGTAGAGACTACCCAGACGACTCTCACGTTGGATATGAGAACCAGGCTCCGCGAGGAGGTCAAGGAGTTCGACAACATCCTGATCCCTGGTGGCGACGTCGTCTTCCTGGGCACGAACCACCACGTCGAGTCGCTCTACACCAAGCTGGCCGAGGAGGCCGGCTACGCCTTCCGCTCCTGGCCGGCTCAGTACCCAGGCGGAGACTGGGCGGCACCGCCCGACCTGGCACCCGAGCTCCAGGAGGCCCTGGATCGAGGAGAAGTCCAGCCCGACGACAGCGTGTGGCCGACCAGGTTCGACATCGAGGAGCTCATTGACCGCCAGGCATCCGAGGGTCGATCGACCTACGGGATGCAGTACGCGATGCTCCAGACGCTCGGCGACGAGCTCAAGTATCCGCTGAAGCTCCAGGACCTGATCGTGTTCCCAGTCCAGCGAGACCGAGCCCCCCTCACCATCGCCTGGGGAATGAGGAACGATCGAGGAGGATCGACCAGGTACGAAGAGATCCCGAGCCTGGGATTCGCCGGCGACGGCTTCTACTCGCCGATCATGTTCAGCGACCAGTGGGTCGAATACACCGGGACCTACGCCTTCATCGACCCGTCCGGCAAGGGTGCCGACAAGACGGCCCTGGCGATCGTCTCCCACCTGAACGGCTTCCTGTACGTCAAAGCGATCAAGGCATTCCAGGGCGGGTTCGAGCGAGAGACTCTCGAGGGAATCTGCCTGGCGTGCCGAGAGCACCGGGTCGATCGCATCCACGTCGAAGACAACTTCGGCTCCAGCATGTTCACCGCACTGCTCGAGCCCGTGCTCCAGGGCATGTTCCTCGAGCCTGATGAGCAGCCTGACCACCCCGACGGCTGGGCCTGCGGCCTCGAGAACGTCCGGGTCCATGGCCAGAAGGAGGTGCGGATCATCTCGGTCCTGGAGCCCCTGGCCAACAGCCACCGCCTAGTGTTCCACCCTGACGTCGCGCACAACCAGGACCTACAGCGTCAGTGGACGATGCTGACCAGGGAACGGAACTGTCTCAAGCACGATGACGAGATTGATGCCTTGGCGAGCTGCTGCTCCCAGTGGCTCGAGCTCATGAACATGGACCCCGAAGTCGCCGCCAACAACCGCCGGGCCCAGTGGCTCGAGGATGCCCTGGACGAACACTACGCAGCTTTCAAAATGACTCGACACACCACCAGCTGGATCCGAAGGAGGGACTGAATGGCAATCGAAACCAACTACACGTTCGTCGCCGACGGTCTTGTGCTGACGGATCCGGACAAGGTTGACACCAACAGCACGCTGGTCTCCGAGAGCACGTTTCTGGCAGACAACCTGCACATCTCTGGGTTGAAACCGATCCGGAAGGATGGAACGCTGAAGATCGAGATGAGGCTAACCATTCCGACCCAGCTCGTCGATCCGAACTCCGCCGGCGACTTCCTGCTGCTCTACCCCAACTGGGACGCTCGGATGATCTTCCCCAACGGGTACAAGATCGGCACTGGCATCCAGGCCACCACCGTCTCGAGCGGGTCTGCCAAGCTGTTCCGAGCCGCATGGGAGTACGGCACCGAGGCCCTACGGGACGCGGCCTGGGACGAGGCCTTCGTCAACTACAACGGCCAGGCGGGCACGATCGCCCCGTCGGTCGAGTTCATCTACGCCACCGACGGCAACCTGGCATCTGACTCTCGCGCCTTCACCGGATCGAGGAACTACCAGCTTCGATACGAGGGGCAGCGAGGACGCCTCCTGTGACGTTCTACGACCCCAACGGCTGCGAATGGGCCGAGACCCTCGCAGACAACTGGAAGGCCGTACGCGGCGAATACGAGGCTCTCAGGGACGAGCTGTTCATGGAGTCGCCGAACGAATGCTACGAGGGTGGCTGGGACGTCTTCGGCCTCTGCTACCAGGGCAACTGGATCCACTCGCACTGCGAGCTCGTCCCCGTCCTGGCCAGGTTCCTGCATGACGTTCCGTGCCTGGTCAACGCGGCCATCTCCATCCTGGGGCCCGAGTCCCAGATCCTCCCCCACGAGGAGGACATCCCCGGCGTCCTCCGGTACGACCTGGGCCTGGTGGTGCCCGAAGGCTGCGGCATGAGAGCCAAGGACACGCTCTGCCCCCACATCGAGGGAGGTGTCGCCATGTTCGACCCATCCCATGAGCATGAGTGCTGGAACACCCACCCCAAGATCACCAGGGCCCTCCTGACCGTGGACTTCGCCACCCCGAAGCTGGAGATCGACAGGTCTCACCCCCGACCCCTTCGATAACTGTGGCTCAGTGAGTGAAAAAAGTTTCACTCGGAATGTTCACCGCGAAAACTTGTCTGGCCCTCTGACTATACGCGAGCGGCCGAGCCTCCCCCCCGGCCCCCCGGTTATCGGACCCCGCAGGCTT